GATTAAAACGACCACCGTAAGAGTAAACTACCAATGTAGTATCGTTACCCCAGTTAGTAGCTGCTCTATTTGCGAATGACTTAACACCTGCAACCTTTAAAGTTTTGATAGAATCTAAGTTGTTCCAAACAGCTGCTGAGGTGTGGTTAAATGTCAAATCAAATGTAGCTCCGTTAGCGTAGTTAAAAGTAGCACTAGTGCCTGTGTATGCTAGAGTTACAGTTAAGAATCCTTGTGTGTTACTATCTACGTACTGGAGATACTGGTCTGTAGTAGAAATTTTAAGAGAGGGAACAACACCTGTAAATGCGGTGTTATCGTAAAATACACGAAACTGCATACCTGTAATCTTCTCAGAAGTAGAGGTATTGTAAAAGTGTAGTGGAGCTACGGTCTTTCCAGCAGTAGTAGTAGCGACTTGATACCCAGAGTCAATTACGACCCAATGACCAGTTCCAGGAGATGTAGATGCACTCTGTGCAAATAGACTAGTAGTAAGAGCTAATACCCCGACTACAAACAAAATTAGTTTCTTCATTTTTTGTATTGTTGTAACTTTTCATAAATGTTTGCCAGTAACCAAGGCTCGGGGGTTGGAATGTTTTTTGCGAAGGAGAGTTCGTACAAGTAGCATTTAAATTCTTCTTCCGATTCACTTAAGTCACTATCCTGCATAGCATATACAAGATGCTGACTTTCATGAACTAAGACACAGGCTAAGTTATTGATTGAGTTTAACTTAATATCTGCATCCGCTACAAGTATGGTATAGTCTCCGTCAACTAAACCAGTGGAAGAAAAAGAACTTTTCCAAAAATCAACTCGCTGACAAACTTCTTTTAAAACTATGTACTTTGGATAGTCATAAGTTTTAATTAGTTGTATTGCACTGTCAATCTTTGTATCCCAGCCATCTCCTGCCTTTGAGATTGTTTGACAAAAGCAGGAGTTAGCCAAGAATAGAAGACCACAAAGAGCCTTCCAATGTTTCATTTATTTCTTAGCAGCCTTTGCAGCTTTCTTAGCTTCGCCAGCAGCTTTGTCAGCAGCAATAAAATCGCCAGACTCAATCAAAGTGTAGGTAAAGGAATTACCATGAATGCCACGAGCTTGACGAATAATATCCATAAACTGGTTAAAATCCTTCTCACGCTTGAACACTTGGCAACCTTCGCTCCAGTTTTCTACAAAGGTAGAATCTGCACCTGCTTTGTGAATGTTGATTCCGTAGATACCTTCAGTGATTAACTTCTCATCGTAAGTCATATCCTTGTTAGCATCACGATAAACCTTCACGGGTTTAGCTTGCTTCAATGCTTCGTACTTACCTTGGTGAAGTCCAATGCCGTGACTACCACGATATTGTCCAGGTACTAAACGAGCAACACCTTGTGCATTGTGATACTCTCTAACACCTTTTGTTCCAGGGTCTGTAGTAGCTTGCCATTGGTGGAATACCCACTTACCTGCTACTTTGTAAGCAACAGTCATAGTGTCGTCAAACAAGTTGGTAACATCATTTCCAGTAGAAGAGTTACGCACGCCTATGATATTTACATCATAGTCTTTAGCGCCATCAAAGTAAACATAGCCCTTGGCTTTTACTGCGGCTTCAATTTGTTCTCTAGTGTAGTTCATAGTTATTAAGATTCAGTTGGTTCGTTAGAAGCTTCAGCTGGTTCAGGCTTCTTCATAATTTTCTCAACTGAAGTCAAGCCTAAACAACCAAACGCAAGTAATGCAACAGCATCTACTAATGGGGTTGAGGGGGCAAAGTGAGCTTCAGTAAAAGAGTTAGCGTACAACGTTGCACATAGGGTAAGAGTACATACCAATCCGCACAAACGTTTCATGGAGACAACGCCTTTTTCATCTTTAAAAAGACCTCCAACAAAGTTTACAAATTTCATAAGTATAGTTTTTTGTCTAGTGACAAAAATAAACTTATGGAAAAATAAGTCAAGTACTTTTTAATCTAATCTTAGGAAAGCTTCAAGTTGCTCTCCTGTAGTTTGAGGAGTAGACACATTCTTTAGTCTCATACCTATGCTGTTTTCTACGGTAATGTTTGAGACTAAGTAATCCCAAATAGAAGCTGCAGTAAGCACTGCATTTCCAAAAGTATTATCTACTGGTACTCCATAGGTTACTTGATTAGGATGAGGCATTGCTAATGTACCAGTTAAAGTACCTAAAGCATAACTTACTCCTAGCCTTACATTTGCTGGAATTGGTGCGTCTACAGCTGTTGCTGGGGAAAGGAATCGAGCGGCTGGAGCTGCTGGACTTGGGCTAAATGCCCCGTTTGTAGTTGAATTTCTAAATTCCAAGTAACTATTTGAAGTAGGAATTAAGTGCATTCGAATTGCTAAAAATGGGAATCCCCCATATGTATCTGAAACAAAAGGTCCAGTAGTTAAAATAATAGCACTAGTGCTATTACTATTTAAACCTGCCCAAATTCCTGCATAAATTCCTCCAATGTGTGTCATTACAACGTTGTTAGAAGTCGCAAATCCGTAATGTCCTGAACCTTGTGCGTTTGTACCTCCGTAAATGTTTCCTGTAAAATTAACGTTTATATTTCCTGCAACTGCAACACCTCTTGCACTATTTCCCTGATTGCCTGTACTTCCATAAGCGTTACCTGTAAAATTTAATTGTCCAGCACTAATATAAAGTCCTGCACTATCGTTATTAAATCCAGTCGCTCCATAAGCGTTGCCTGTAAAATTTAAAGTACCTCCTCCTGTAAAATATATTCCTCCACCAGGTCCATTATTAGTAAAACCATAAACATCTCCAGTATAATTTAAAGTACAACTCACATCACAAATAATACCAAAAGAAAAAGCGGCTTGGGAGGATCCTGTAAAATTTAAAGTAGCCCCAGTTACTGAGCTAACATAAATACCTCTACTAGTTGCGTTACTAGAAATTGGAAATATTCTCCCAGTAACTGTTAAGTTTCCTCCTCCAGATAAACGAATAGCTGCTGCTGTATTGTTTGAGTCGGGTCTATATATGATACCATTTCCACATAGTATACTAGCAGTTCCTAAAGTGTTAAAAGTAACTAAATCATTACTTCCAGGATATAAACCAGTAGTACCTGTTGTTGTCAAAGTAACTCCTCCATTTAAAACAAACCCACCACCTGCTACAGCAGATTGAAGTAAAGTTGTATTAAACATCCTAAATTCATATATCTCAACATTTGAACCAGGATTTACAGCCGATGTAATATTTATTCTATATCTAGAATATGCTGTACTATTTGTAACATTATACCCTACGTTAATTGTTGTATGAGTTTGATTAGTCCTAGTGTCTAAAACTACCCACGTAGACCCATTCCAAGCTTCAAATGTCCAATCTCTAGGATCAGTAGATCCTGTATTTGCAGCATTATACCTTAATTCATAAAAAACTATAACCTTAGGTGTAGGAAATTCATACTGCAACCATTTAGGAGTTGAAACAGATGCCCCTCCGAGTGTTATCCATCTATTGCTACTATCTCCACCCTGATAAACATTATTGGCAAATGCTTGCCAAGCAGAACTTCCGTATCCTTCATCGTTAGACGAGGCTATACCGCTAGGAGTAGTATTTGAAGTCATACTTGCTGTTTCAGATACTGCACTATAAGCTCTATTTGTTAATGAAACACAAGTAAAATTTTGGTCAATGGTAACGGTAAAATTATTAGAAGCAATAATATCCTCACTATTTGGTAATACACCTCCATTCCATGTTGCAGGATTTGACCAGTTACCATTTGCTACAGCTACTCTTAATGCCATTACTCGTTATTATTAATTGTGGTTTGAATCTGAGCTGCAGTTGTTTCTACTGTGGCAGCGTTTTTAACTCTTCGACCTATGCTATTTAAAGTGTTTATTGAAGTAAGAGGTACAGCCCAAATAGAAGTAGCGTCCAAAATAGCTGTACCTACTGTATTGTCTACGGGTATACCATTTACTACTTGTGTAGGGGAAGGAACAATCATGGTTCCGACTAAACTTCCAGCAGAATAAACAATACCACTTCGTACATCTGATGCCAATAAACTTCCTATAATAGTATCTGGAGAAACTAAACGAGTTGCAGGCGCAGCTAGAGCAGGAGGTAATGCACCATTTGTAGAACTATCCCTAAACTCGTAGTATGACCCTGTTGTGAGTTGATAGTGCATTCTTGCAACACTAAAAGGCTGTATTCCTGTAACAGAAGAAATAAATGGACCTGTTAAAATATTAATTGCACTTAAACTTGCAGAACTAAAATGCGCAATATTACTACCCGCAAAAATAGTTCCTATTATTTTAATGTAACTAGAGTTGCTTTGTGCCTGTAACAAAGTAGTTCCTCCAGAGAATAAATTATTTCCAATATTACCTGTGACTGTTAAATTACCACCCGCATTAAAAAAAATTGCTGGACCACCTCCTAATCCTAATACTAAGTTACCTGTAATTGTAGTAATTGTGTTTGCCCCGTTAATTGTTACACCTCTTCCAGTATTGCTTCCTCCTCCTATATCTCCAGTAATATTTACTCTAGCGTTACCTGCAATATTCAAAGCTGTTATGTTACTTCCTCCTTCAACATAACCAACTACATTCATTGTGCCTGTGCCACTAACGTCTACGTTAGGAGAATTACAAAAACCTCCCAAAAGGTTTCCAGTTACATTTAAGATTCCTGACCCTGTAAAAGTTAAACATCCCCTATTATTACAAGTAGAACTTGCATTAAGATTACCCGTTATATTTAAAGTTCCCGAACCATTATGTACTAAAGTGTAACTATAAGTACCAGGAGTTACTGTTAATGCATTAATATTTCCAATTATAGTAGAGGTACCGCTACCAGAATAGGTTAAACAAGTAAGGTTACTTGCACTTACTCCATTTACTGTAGTAACAGTTACTCCTGAGTTAAGAATAAATGTTCCTCCTGCTGTTGCTGCTACGGATAAAGAGTCAAAAAAAGAAACGTCAGTTACTTGAGTATAAGCCGTAACCGTAGCAAATCTTAGTCTGTATTTTATGTATGCTGTTGTATTTGCAAAAGTTGGACTTGTATTTCCTCCTGTAGTATTATGAGTTCCAATAAGAATCCAAGTAGAACCATCCCAAGCTTCTAAAGCAAAATTAGCACTATACCCTCCATTAAAACTTACTGCAAACCGTGCAATTACTTTTGGAGAAGTAAACTCATAAGCAACCCAGTCAGTTGTTGCAGGTGTGCCTGCATAAAAAATACTACTACTACCATCAAATGCTGTAAATGGTTGTCCATATGTAGTAAAATTACCAGAACCTGTGTTTGTAGCAATACCACTAGGTGTAGTATTTGAGGTCATTACAGGAACTTCACTTACTACTGTAGTACTAGCGTTTGTTATTCTATCTACATTAATGTTTTGGTCGATTGTAACGGTATAAGTGTTAGAGGCAACAACATCTCCTGCGGCAGGAAGTACTCCCCCGTTCCAAATAGCTGGATTGCTCCAGTTCCCCGATGCTATTGCTACTCTCTGCGCCATAGATTACAATCCTTTATCAGTAATAAACTCTTGAAGACCAGTCATGATTTTAGTTACTGCTGAAGCAATCTCAGGGTCTGATTCGGCTTCTTTGAATACGTCAAAATATGAAACGGCTTTTGCGTGGTCTGGTAGTTGCTCGATATTACCTCCTAAGTCGCGGTAAGGCGTTAGGCGCATAGCCACAGAAGCACCGATAATACCACCCTCATGAACCATAGGAGAAATAGCCAAATTAACTAGAAGTAAAGGATACTCTACTCCGTCTACTATTGTTGGGTTTGTTGATTGTATTGCCATAGATTTATATTTTATGAATATGAATGTGTTAAACGACCACTCCAAGATACATTAAGTGCTTGAGTAGTTAATACGTTTCCGTCTGTTAGAACTTGAATCCTTGTTATCTTCCAAGCGTTTGCTGATTCAGAACTTAACTGAGGTGCTCTTCCTACATAAGAATAGATTCCTTGGTAATCGTGTCGTACTGTAGCGGTAACAGCAGAGTTGACCCATTTGACTCCGTTATAGGATAAGCTTTGTCCTACTTGTAAATCTGTGAGTTGAACATCTGACAGATTGGCGATTTGAGAAATCAAACCTGTTAGAAGTGAACCATCAACAGCAGGAAGTTTACCAGCTGCTGTTAATTGAACTAACTGATTGGCTCCGTTAAAAGTATTTCCTAACTTAGTGATGTTTGAAGACAATCTGTTGTCGTTTAAAATACCACTTGAGATTGTACTTGCGTTTGTGTTATCTACGTTTACTAAGTTATCTAGTCCTACTTGAGCTTTAGTAACGTTGTGA